AATAATTGATGAGGCAGCTTTCATTAATGGTATAGGTGAGATATGGGCATCAGCTCAACAAACATTAGCAACTGGTGGAGGATGTATTGCATTGTCTACACCTTATGGTACTGGTAATTGGTTTCATAAAACGTGGGTTGCTGCAGAATTAGGTGATAATAGTTTTTTACCTATTCGTTTACCTTGGAGTGTACATCCTGAAAGAGATCAATCTTGGAGAGATCAACAAGATGCTGACTTAGGCCCTAAAATGGCAGCACAAGAATGCGATTGTGATTTTAGCACATCTGGTGATACTGTATTTTTAGCTGATGAAATAAACTTTTACGAAAAAACATATATAACAGAACCACTTGAAAAACGTGGTATTGATCAAAATTTATGGATTTGGGAACCTGCGGATTACTCGCGTAACTACTTAATTACAGCGGACGTTGCTAGAGGTGATGGAGCTGATTATTCTACGTTTCATATAATTGATATTGAGACATATAAACAAGTAGGTGAATATAAAGGACAAATTAGTACAAAAGATTTTGGACATTTACTTGTATCAATAGCAACCGAATATAATAATGCTCTATTAGCCCCAGAAAACTCTAGTATAGCTTGGTCAACTATTCAAACTATCCTTGATAGAGGGTACTATAATTTGTATTATTCACCTAAAGGTAATGCTTTAACAGTAGATACTTATTTTGATACTTATATGGACCACAGTAAAATGACACCCGGATTTACAATGTCTTCTGCTACTAGACCTATATCAATTGGAAAATTTCAAGAAGCTATTAGAGATAGAGGAGCAATCATCCAATCTGCTAGACTAATAGAGGAAATGAAAGTATTTATATGGAAAAATGGTAGACCGGAAGCACAATCTGGATATAACGATGATTTAATTATGGCCTTTTCTATAGCAACATTTTTAAGAGAAACAGCATTTAAGCTAAGACAAAATGGTATGGAAATGACTAAAAGTATACTTAACAATATAAGTAGTAATACTTATGGGTATTCTGGAGGCTATTCAAATCAACAACCAGATAAATATAATAACAATCCATTCAAAATAAATAATCCTTACTCAAACAACCAAGAAGATATTTCATGGTTAATATAAATTAATATGGCAGATACTAGATTATTCTCAAGATTAAAAAGACTATTTTCAACAGATGTAATTATCCGTAATGAAGGAGGAACCCAACTAAAATTAGTTGATATAAACAAAATCCAAGTTTCAGGTGAATATGAAACAAATGCTCTAGTAGATAGATTTAATAGAATTTACACTAACTCTCACACATCAATATATGGATATCAAAGTAGTTTCAACTATCAAACATTACGCCCTACGCTTTATTCTGAATATGACTCAATGGATACAGATGCTATTATCGCCTCTGCTCTAGATATTATAGCTGACGAAAGTACTTTACGAAATGATATGGGTGAGGTATTACAAATTAGAAGCTCAGATGAAGATATACAAAAGATTTTATATAATTTATTCTATGATGTATTAAATATTGAATTTAATTTATGGCCATGGGTTCGTAATATGTGTAAATATGGAGATTTCTTTTTAAAATTAGAAATTGCTGAAAAATTTGGTGTATATAATGTTATACCTTACAATGCATTTCATATTGAAAGACAAGATGGATATGATAAAGAAAATCCTATGTCTATAAGATTTAGATTTGACCCAGATGGTATTTCATCTCCTTCAAATTATGGATATTATAATGTACCTAATTCAGGAAATCAAGCACAAAGTATCTTATTTGACAATTATGAAATGGCCCATTTTCGTTTATTAACGGATACTAATTTTTTACCTTATGGTAGATCATATTTAGAACCGGCTCGTAAATTGTTTAAACAATATACTATGATGGAGGATGCGATGTTAATCCATCGTATAGTTAGAGCACCTGAAAAACGTATATTTTATATTAATGTAGGAAATATTGCACCTGCTGAAGTAGAAAACTTTATGCAGAAAACAATTTCTAAAATGAAACGTACTCCATATATTGATCAACAAACAGGTGATTACAACTTAAAGTATAATATGCAAAATTTACTTGAAGATTTTTATATTCCTGTTAGAGGTAATGATCAAGCAACTAAAATAGATAATTTAGGTGGTTTACAATATGATGGTATTCAAGATGTTGAATATTTAAGAGATAAATTATTTGCTGCTTTAAAAGTACCTAAAGCATTTATGGGTTATGAAAAAGATTTAACTGGCAAAGCTACACTAGCTGCAGAAGATATTCGGTTTGCTCGCACAATTGAACGCATTCAACGCATCATGATTTCAGAGTTAACTAAAATTGCTTTAGTTCATTTATATGCTCAAGGTTATACTGATGAGGGTTTAACGAATTTTGAACTTTCATTAACTACTCCTTCAATCATATATGATCAAGAAAGAACAGCATTAATGAAAGAAAAAGTAGAATTAGCAAATAGTATGATTGAAGCTAAAATATTCCCTACTGATTTCATATATGAAAAATTATTCCATATGAGTGAGGATCAATATGATGAATATAGAGACTTAATTCTTCAAGATGCTAAACGTAAATTCCGTTTAACTCAAGTTGAAAATGAAGGAAATGATCCACTTGAAACAGGTAAATCTTATGGTACCCCTCATGATTTAGCTTCTTTATATGGAAGACAAAGATATGAAAATGGAGAAGTACCTGAAGGATACGATGAAAAGGATCCTCTTGGAAGACCTAAAGAAAATGTAACTGATAGAAATACACAAGACAATGCTTTTGGAAAAGATAGAATCGGTAGAGCTGGTGTAACTCAAGATAATGATGAATCAGATTCAATTAAACCTCAATATAAAGGTGGTTCCCCTTTAGCATTAGAAACTAAAACAAAACGAAATAAAAATTCATATTCTTTTAACAGTATTAAAAACCAACAAAAGCAAATGATTTTTGAATCAGACATTAAAGGAAATTCATTATTAGATGAATCACAGATACGAGAGTAATAATTTTTCATATATTTATAAATAAACAAATATTAGAATGCAAATAAAACATTCAAAGTATAAAAATACTGGTATACTTTTTGAACTTTTAGTTCGCCAAATCACTACAGATACACTAGAAGGGAAAGATTCTCCAGCAAAGGACATACTTAAAAAGTATTTCGTTAAAACAGAATTAGGTCGTGAATGTAAGTTATATGAAACATTGCTAAAGAAAACTACTTTAACTGAAACAAAAGCTAATGTCATAGTTTCTACATTAATTGATTCTTCAAAAACATTAAATAGAGGAATACTTAAAAGACAAAAATATAATTTAATTAGTGAAATACAAAAAAATTATGATTTAAATATGTTTTTTAATCATAAATTACCTAGTTATAAAGCATATGCTGCGTTTTATACATTATTAGAAATTGCACATTCTCCATCCCCAATTAATCCTGAACAAACTATTTTAAATAAAGTTACCATACTTGAACATTTAACAGTTGCTCAAATTAAAGAAAATGCTGTAAGAGATGAAGTACTAGAAGAAATAGAAAATGCAGATAAAGATGTTAAATTCCTTACATATAAAATATTAATGGAGAAATTTAATAACAAATATGATGATTTAAACATCAATCAAAAACTTATTTTAAAGGAATATATAAATTCAGTAGATAATACACCTCGTTTAAAAGAATTTTATACTAATAAAATAAATGAGATTAAAACTGAACTAAAAACTTTAAACAGTAAAACTAAAAATCAAGTTACTAAAATTAAAATTAACGAAATCATATCTGTAATTACCCCACCATTAAAAAATGCTAAAATAACTGATAATGATTTAGTTGATTTGTTACAATATTGTGATTTAATTAATGAATTAGAAGCTATAAATGGATAAGCTAAAAGAAATAATTCGTAAAAAACTTAAAGAAATTAGTGCTACTAATCAAGGTGGTGCTACTGCTATCCCTGGAGAGGGTATAGGAATGGCTACTAAACCAGCATTTAATAAAGATAAAAACGCTAAAGGAGCTAAAAATATTTATTATTACAAATTAGGATACAAACCCGTTCCTAAAACTAAACCAAAATCTTACGATATTAAAAAATTGTGGGAAGAGGAAAAAGAAAAAACAGGAGCAGATAAGTTTCAAGATGATAGAGTTAAAGAATTCGAACAAATTGAAAGTTTACTTAAACAATTATCTCCACTTATATCAAATGCAAAAAACGAAACTATAGAATATTACACTGCTAACCCGGGATCGTATGATATCTATAAACCGTCATCAATGGTTTTAGCATATATTCAAAAAGCAGTAGATTTATTAAAACAAAAACAATGAAAAAAACATTACAAGATCAGTATCTATTAATTAAAGAAGGTAAAGGACACAAAGGTGTTTTCCTTGCAGATGCTAAACGTGAATTCCCACAATATGTGCGTAATGCTGCCACATATGATGAAGCTATTGCCTCGTTAAAAACTAAAAGCGTTATCTCTGAAAATTTTATTGGGTTTGAATCGATTGTAGGGTATGAACCAAAGAAAAAAGAATCATATGAAACGGCGTTCGAAAGTTTTTTAGCTGAAGCAAAAAAGAAACAAGAAGAAGACGAAAAGGCTGAATTGAAAAAACCTTCAAAACAAGTAGAAGAAGATCTTGGAAAAAACTTTGACTATTCAGATGATAAAAACCCAGATAACTTAATATTTGATCAAATTATGATGGGATATTATGCTGAAATGAAAGATCCTAAAAATACTAATAAAACAATGCAACAATTAAAAGATATTGTATTGAAAAATTTAGCAAAAGATCCAATTCATTATACAAAAGAAGGTCAATTTGGAGTTAAAGATTTAGGATATACAACTGAACATCCTGGTTTAGGTACTCCAAAAGAACCTAAAGGTAAATATGCTTCATCTGGATATGGAAACTTAAATGAAGATAAACACCAGGAAATCGGAGAAGATTCAAAAGATAATGAGGAAGATGAGTATACTAAAACTAAAAATCAACTTAGAGATGCATTTAGGATGCGTTTATCTACAAAATCGAAAGATAAAGAAAATGACTCACCAGAAGAATCTAAATTACGTGAAGTAATTCGTGAAATGGTTGAGGCTGAATTAGAAGAAGCATACCAGTTAGTAAATATTCGTCCCCGAGTAAGCGATAAAGAAAAAGAAGAAAGAGATCCTCAACAATTTATTACTGTATATTTAACATCTTCAACCGAAGAATTATTGAAAAAAAATCAATATTTAAGAGTTTTAAGAAACCCTAAAAATACTGAAGAAGTTACAGGAGTAGCTATTCGTTCTATATTATTATCTCCCCAAAACTTAAAAAAATTACCATATGATATTAATCCAATGTTTAATAGTTTTTTAAATACTGCTAACAATATTGGAGGTACAATTAATCTTCCTACTAAAGAAGGAGTTACAGAAACTTATACTCTTTTAAATAATGTTAATGTAGGTAGAGATGGAAAACTTTCATTTAAAACACCAAATCCAAAATTCCAAAAACCAATGGAAGAGATTTTACGTGAAGGTGTAGAAAAAGATTTAGCTGCTATTAATAAAGAAGCAGAACATGAAGTTCTTCAATCAAAACTATCAAAAATTCAAGATTTAATTGATAAAAAGCAATCCCAACTTGGTAAATTAGATGAAGATGAAGATATGAAAGCTTTAACTGATGATAAAAAAGTTAAAGAAATTTCAAAAGACATTAAAGCTTTAGAAAAAGCAAAATCTAAACTTGAAAAAATGATGTCAAAATCTAAAAATAAGAAAAAAGAGGTAATTGATGAAGATGCACCAATTGAAGAAGCTGAATATATTGATGAAGCTGCAGGAGATTTAGATCCTAAAGAATTGGATAATGCTGAAGCATCAATAAAAAGTATTCAAGCTCTAGCAGATAAAATATCTAAAACAAAACTTTTTGAAGAAGAACCTGAAGAAGATGAAGAAGATGAAGAATATTAAACCATGAACAAAGAACTCTTAATAGAAACTAGACAATTTATTCCCCAACCAATTCGCCTTTTAGAAGGGTTAAAAGGTAATGGAAATATCTTTGTTGAAGGTATTTTAGCTACTGTAGAAGTTAAAAACGGTAACGGAAGATACTACAAACGTGAGTTGTGGGAACGTGAAATTGACAATTTCCAAAAGAAAATCCAATATAAAACAACAGAAACATGTGGTGAACTAGACCACCCAGACTCTCAAGTTATAAATTTAAAAAATGCATCTCATGCCATTAGAAAAATGTGGTGGGATGGAGATGAAATAAGAGGAACAATTGAAGTATTTTCAGACCCAGGACCAAAAGGAACCACATCAGGCCGTATAGCAGGAGCATTAATTAATAATGGTTTAACAATTGGTGTTTCTTCTCGTGGTATGGGTTCATTAAAGCAAATGGGTGAGGTAATGGAAGTACAAGATGATTTTGAATTACTAACTTGGGATTTAGTTTCAAACCCATCAAACCCAGACTCTTGGATGAAAAATGGCTCTTTAAACGAATCAAGAACAACATACTTGGATCCATATGCTCGCACCAACTCAATAATAACTGAAATTTTATGTGCTAAAGGAACTTGTCCTATATTTTAAATTGTGCAAACCGGTGACTAAATTGCCCTCTTTTTGAGGGCTTTTTTTGTTTTCTGCGACTTTGACAGAACTCACATATACATATAACTGAATATACCACCCCCCTCAATATATGTGGTATTAATTAATTGAATTCTATTACGTTTAATAAATAAACGTATTTTCCCAACAAAAAATAAATTTAGGAAAAATGGCAAAAAACAGAGAAATGCTTAAAGAAGCAATCGCTGAAGCTAAAGCTGTAAAAGAAATGGCAATAGCAAACGCAAAAGCAGCTCTAGAAGAAGCCTTCACACCTCAACTTAAGTCAATGTTATCTATGAAACTTCAAGAAATGGAAATGGAAGAAGAAGACATTAAAGAGTATGCAGAATTACAACCAGACCGTGATATAGATGGTGATGGTGATGTTGATGCAGATGATGTAAAAATGATGGAAGTTGATTTAGAAGAACTTTTAGCAGAGCTAGAATTAGAAGAAGGTGAAGATGGTACCTTAAACGAAGCTGAAGAAGAAGCTGAAGAAGAAGGTGAAGAGGAAGAAGGTGAAGAAGGTGACATGGAAATGGAAGACCTTTCAGATGACGAAATGAAGAAAATGATTGAAGACGTAATCGCACAAATGATTAAAGACGGTGAGTTGGAAGCAGGACCTGAATTTGAAGATGAAGAAGAAGGTGAAGAAATGGAAATGGGCACTGAAGAAGAAGAAGAAGAAGATGTTGATTTAGCAGAACTTTTAAGAGAAATCGAAGAAATGGAAGAAGGAATGGACGAAGAAAAGGAAGAAACCAATGAAATATTTGGAGGAAAACCAAGAGCCGTCAAAGAATTTGAAGCAGATAATCCCGGTTTATTAGATAAAGCTAAAGCAGCTGGAGATGAAAAAACTAAAATTTCTATTCTTAAAGATGCTATAGCTAAATTCAAATCAGACTATGAAAAAGATACTGGAAGTGTAGGTGTAGCTCGAGCAGCTGTAGCTAAAGTATATGAATTTGTAGGTGTTAACCCAGGTACTATCTCAGGACTTGGTGATGAAGGCTATGGTGGTGTTCAAGAAACTGATAAAATGAAAGATGATCTTGAAGAAGCTATAAAAACTATCAAAACTCTTCGTTCTGAACTTAACGAAATCAATTTATTGAACGCTAAGTTACTTTACACCAATAAAATCTTCAAAGCTAAAAACTTAAACGAAAATCAAAAGGTAAAAGTATTAAGTTCATTTGATAAAGCTAATAACGTAGGTGAAGTAAAAATGGTATATGAAACTTTAAACGAGGGAATTAAAGTTGCTAAAACTACCATTAAAGAAAACCTAGGTAGAGCTTCAAAATCAACTAATATCCCAACCGCAAAACAACCAATCGTAGAGTCAAACGATGTATTTAAAAGAATGCAAAAATTGGCTGGAATTATTTAATTATTAATCTAAAACAAAAAAAACAAATGTCAAGTATTAATTCTCTTTTAGAAAGCTCAGCCAATGGGTGGAGAAACATGCAGAGTGACGCTGCACGCATGGCTAGCAAATGGTCTAAAACAGGCCTATTAGAAGGATTAGGAAGCGAAGTTGATAAAAACAACATGGCTTTAATCCTCGAAAATCAAGCAAAACAACTTGTTGTTGAGCAATCTTCAACTAACGTAGGTGGTGGTAATTTTGTTGCAGGACAAGGTGAACAATGGGCTGGTGTAGCTCTTCCATTGGTACGTAAAGTATTTGGTTCTTTATCAACTAAAGAATTCATGTCCGTACAACCAATGAACCTACCTTCAGGTCTAGTATTTTTCCTAGATTTCCAATATGGTACTAATAGTAAAACTGCCCCAACAGGTCCATTTGGTCCTAGTGGAAATGCTTATGGTGCTACTTCATCTTTATATGGTGATACTAATCCTGCAAATGGTGCAGATCCAACTAATGGTTTGTATGGTGCTGGTAGATTTGCTTATTCAATCAACCAATTTTCAGCTTCTGCAACTGTAACAGCTACTACAGCTTCTTGGTCAGATGTACAATACAATTCAGATTTATCTGCTTCTATTTTTGCTAATAGGTTTACTAAAGTAACAATTACAGCCCCTTCAAGTGCAGATCTTAAAGGTGTTCGTGCATTTGTATTAGCTTCAGGTTCAGTTACTGCTCCTTTAGATGCTACATTAGTTCGCATGTTGCCCCAGTATACAACAACTGATGGTACTAACATATCATTTATTTTTTCTGGCTCAATGTCTGGTGCTAACACAGTTGCTCCAATCCCAGCAACAGGATCTTTAGGTGGTACATTATTCTTTAACCTACAACCAAAAGATAATAGTCGTGGTGATTTTGAAGATAACAGTGGTGCTGGATTTGCAAATGCTGAATCAACTTCTGCGGATGCATTAGCTATTCCTCAAATCAATATTCAAATGAAATCTGAAGCTATTGTTGCTAAAACAAGAAAATTGAAAGCACAATGGACACCAGAATTTGCTCAAGATTTGAATGCTTACCAATCATTAGATGCTGAAGCTGAATTAACTTCAATTATGTCTGAGTATATCGCTCTAGAAATAGATCTAGAAAACTTAGATATGTTGATTCAAGACGCTTCTGCTGCTGACGAATACTGGTATGCTCAGAACAACAGATCATTGAATGCTGCTGGAACAGGGTATGATGATGCTGGTTTCTTCAATACACAAGGCCAGTGGTTCCAAACTTTGGGAACTAAAATGCAAAAAGTTTCTAACAAAATTCATCAAAAGACATTACGTGGTGGTGCAAACTTCCTAGTATGTTCTCCAACTGTAGCAACAGTCCTAGAATCAATCCCAGGATTTGCTTCAACTTCTGATGGTGATGTATCTAAAGCAAGCTACGCATTTGGTATCCAAAAATCAGGTAACCTAAATAACCGTTATACAGTATACAAAAACCCATACATGACTGAAAATGTAATATTGATGGGTTATAGAGGATCTCAATTCCTTGAAACTGGTGCTGTATTCGCTCCATATGTGCCTCTAATCATGACTCCATTAGTGTACGATCCAGAAACCTTTACACCAAGAAAAGGCCTATTGACTCGTTACGCTAAGAAAATGATCCGTCCTGAATTCTACGGTCGTATCTTTGTTAATGATTTGAACACTCTATAAGAGTAACGGTCAACTAAAAATAAAGAGCCTCGCTAAAAGCGGGGCTTTTTTAATTTTTGTTCATATTTATTAGCAAATATAGTTATATGAATGATTACAATCGTACTTTGGAAGCACAAGAAGCTTTTAAAGCAAAAAGAAAACCAAAAGGTCCTATTAAGTTTAACATTTCATTAAATGAAGAACAAAAAATAGCTAAAGCTAAAATACTAACAGACACTATAACAATATTACGTGGTAGAGCAGGCTCAGGAAAATCATTATTAGCAGCTAATGTTGCTTTAGATTTATTATTTAATAAAGATATAGAAAAAATAATCATTACAAGACCTACCGTAGTAGCAGGCCAAGACATTGGATTCCTTCCAGGAGATGTTAATGAAAAACTAGCACCATTCACAGCCCCAGTATATGAAAATATGCATCGTTTATATAGCAAAGAAAAAATTGAAAAATGTATAGCAGACGGTGAAATTGAAATTGTACCTGTATCATTTATGAGAGGTAGAAATTTTACTAACTGTTTAGTTGTAGTAGATGAAGCACAAAATTTAACAGATAATCAAACAGAACTCCTTTTAACTAGAATATGCTCAGGTAGTAAAATGATATTTTGTGGAGATGGAGCTCAAATTGATTTAAAAGATAGAAAAACTTCTGGATTTGATGTAATATGTAAGCATATGAAAGAAGTACCTGGATTTAACGTAATCACATTAGAAAAAAACCATAGACATCCAATAGTAGATGATATTTTAGAAGTTTACAAAACTTTTAGAGGTTAGCCATATTTATAACAAAAATAATGGCTGCAGGAAGATATTCTTTTGTAATTGAACAAGGTGCTACAGTTAATTTTCAAATAGATTACACAGATTCTAACGGTAATCCTGTTGATTTAACTGGATACCGAGCTAGAATGCAAATTAGACCTAGTGTTGGATCAAATGATGTTTATATTACTTTATCATCTAGTTTAGATCCATGTGGAACTGGCTTAAATTTGAGCGGATCCAATTCTATCAACCCACCTGCATCGGGTACCATAGGAATATATATTTCCGCAGTATCATCAAGTCAATTAAATTTTACTCAAGGAGTATACGATTTGGAAATTGCCTCAGGCAGTGGTAATTGTTATGTAGTAACTCGATTGCTTGAGGGGCAAGTACAATTATCACCAAATGTAACTTTAGGTAGTTTCTAAATGGCTAGTTCAATTAATGTAAATCAGAACAATAATAACATATCTTTACAAGATAATAATAGAAAAATTATTGTTACAGATAACAATGCAGGAACTACAACAAATGTAACACAACCTGTTACAAGTATTGTTACTGTTTCATCCATTGGACCACAAGGGCAACAAGGACAACCTGGTGAAATACCTTCAACAGGATCATTTGTACTAACATCTTCATTTAATGCTTTTACAGCATCATACTATTTAAATAGTGCTTCATTTAACACAAACATATCAAACAATAGTTCAAGTATAGCATTACTTTCTGGAAGTTTTAAAACATTTAGTGGATCATATAATACAGGATCATTTACAGGAAGCTTCAAAGGTGATGGTTCCAATTTAACTGGAATTGTTTCATCTAAATGGACTGGATCTAACCCAATAACACGTCAAAGTGATGTTGAGATTACCGGGTCACTGCGTGTACAAGGAAGCATCACCGGATCATTGTTTGGAACTGCAAGTTGGGCAATAAATGCAATAACTGCTAGTCATGTTAATCCACTCAATCAAAATGTCATTATAACCGGCTCAGTATATTTAGCTACGCCGGGAGTAGCCTCTGTATATTTTTCAGGATCATCTGCAGCAAGTCGATTAGTGTGGAATGACACTGATGGAACACTAGACTTAGGTTTAAAGGGCGGCAATGTCACCTTACAAATAGGTCAAGAAGAAGTTGCACGAGTTATAAATAAAACAGCTACAAATATCAACTTATTAGAGGCTAATTACCAAGCAGTCCGAATAACTGGAGCACAAGGTCAACGGCTTAAAGTAGACTTAGCACAAGCAACAAATGATTTGTTAAGTGCTGATACAATTGGGTTAGTAACAGAAACAATAAATAATAACCAAGAGGGGTTCATCACAACAGCTGGTCTAGTTAGGGGCATTAATACTACCGGAACATTGCAAGGTGAAACGTGGGCGGATGGTGACGTTGTTTATTTAAGCCCAACAACGGCAGGTAATATTACCAATATTAAACCAACAGCACCCAATCATTTAATTATAATTGGATTTGTTGTATCAGCTCACATAACACAAGGCTCTATATTTGTTAAAGTAGATAACGGATATGAAATAGATGAGTTACACAATGTACTAATAACAACCGGATCACTTATACCAGGACAGCTTTTAGTTAGAAGCGGGAGTAATGCAACCGGTGTTTGGATTAACACAAATCAACTAACCGGATCATATGGTTTAACTGGCTCATTAACTGCTAC